TCAAGCAAGCCTTTTGCTGCTCCACCAATTTTATTAACGCCCTTGCCAAGCAACCCCATAACATAAACCCATAATCAAATGTAGCCCAATTATACCACACCTTTTAGGTTTCGCTTAATTGGCCCTTTGTGCTTCTTCTTACGCTTTCCTAGCTCTCCAGCAGTAAATGCTTGTGCCATTTGCCGCAGCGCATCAGCAGCCTCAGAATGCCCTTCACTCTTATCTGGAATATGTGTCCAACGATGCTCACTATTTGACCACTTTCTACGGTATGACTTTAGATGGTCTAAGCCAGCACCACAGCGACTATCATCAATCCAGATGTACGGGAACATATCAGCCGTTTGCTGAATACCCCAGCTTATCTCTGATATACGAGGCACTACACGCCATGTGGCGCTTGGCATTAATTCTTTTAGCATTTGACGCGGTGATTTATTATCTTTCTGGCCTTGCCGCTTATGATCAGCATCGTGTGGTAAGTACATACTCTCGTAAATAAGATCAAGCGACTTCAACCATTTAACAGCATGAGCGTATGGCTCACCCCACGCTTCATAAAAGTGTATACAACGAAACTCTAGCCCGATCTGCTGAACCACCCAAATAGCCGTACCGTCTGAATTGCCTATGTCCCAAAAAGTCACGCATGGATGTGTAGAAACAATTGGTAAGCGCCCAATCTGACCATTGGTGTAAGCCTTGTTGATTTCTCGCAGCCAGAAAGCACCTTCTGGGAATTCTAAAAAGTCACCCTCCCATACATGCCCGTAGATATCAGGCCTGCGCTCTAAGTCATCACTGCGCTCCTGATCTAGCACGTTAGGAAACCACGGATTATCCTGCCAGTTAACTTTAACTATTTTACTATTCTCTGGAGCCTCTATCCGAAAGCGTTGATGAGTAGCTGAGTCCTTCTTCTCAGGGTTCCATGTTACCCATATCTCAGAACCTTCTTCACGCACTGTAGGGATTAGTTTTCGCCATGCGGCCTCACTAACTCCCTCTGCCTCATCTACCCAGCACAGGAGCAATTTAGCCTTAGACTTAATTGAGTCTAGATTATGACGTAGACCAGAGAACACGTACTTAATCAGACCATCTTTAGACCTAATGAAGCGCTCGCCTATCTCGTAGTAATCATCCAGCCACGGTACAGACCGAATGGCAGACTTGACTTCTTCTAGTGAGGACTCATCCAAGGAATTCATGAACTCACGCCCACATAGTATCTGACCGCCAATCCCAGACTTACCGTAACGATACCCCTCGACAGCGGTCATCAGAGCAAACGAGCGCGTCTTTCCGCTACCTCGCCCACCCCATGCTCCACGATAACGGGCTTCACCTTGGAATACTGGTACTAGCTTTGGCGGTAGATCAATTTTTGCTGTAGTCATCAGCTTCGGCTTCGTAGGCTACAAGCTCTATCTTAGTAGGCGCTACTGGCGACATACTACCATCAGTAGATATGTTATTAATCTCAGTCTTTTCACTCAGCCCATGATTATGCAAGACTAAGCCACTTATCTTAGCGTTATAATCACCTGTTATGCCGCCATCAAGTGCTTTGACAAACTGGGTATATTTAATTTTCCGTAACGTACCCGAAAACTCATCATGTTCAACCCCCCATTTATCAACGGTTGACAATGCAACATCTAAATGCAAAGCCAATCCCTGATAGCTTGGAATAGCTGTAGAGTACGTTAATAGATATTCATTAGCTTTTGCTAACATATCATCATTGTATTTAGTTGGTCTAGCCATTGAAGTCTCCGCGTTGGGGTGGACTAGTAAATATTAATCATTGTTATATTATAACATAAATTATACATTGTCTGCTTTATGAAACATTATTCGGTCAGTGCTGCCCATGAAATCGGGAACAATGGTTCGATAATCTCGGAAACGTGTCGAGCAAGCTCCTGAATTTCGACCTGTGCATGACTATCTGTACGCTGCTTAAACATACGGGCGAATGCCGCTAGTGAGCCTGTGACATAATAGCTAGTCATCATGCTCTGTGGTAAGACCATACGGGCTTGCTCTGGAGCCACACCGTGTTCCAACATTGAGTTGTACAAATGTAATGCTTCATCATTCCAATGGTGTGATGCCTGTGTACGCAGAGCGTAGGGTAGCTCTACAGCACCCGTACTACCCTGCTTAATAGAACCTTCTGGCTTACCTCGCCATACTTTAGGTTGATAGAACTCAGGAGTATCATCAACATACCTACGTGACACTTCGTTATAAGTAAAACCAACCATATGCTTAAAGCGTTGACGGGCTATGAAGATCGGTACGCTTTCCCGTACTGTTATCTGTGGGTGGCTGAAAGGTGTCCAGTGACCATGAGTTGCAAGGTATGTGATCAGCTTATCATCATTGTGGGTTACGTCTGTACTCTCCTTATCAAAGGATACCCTTGCTGCGTTTACTACTGTTAGATCACTGCCCATGTGGTCAATGTATTCTGCTTTAATATCTGCCATGTTTTTTCCTAACTAGCCATTAGTTGTTCAATGCCCTGAACTCGGTTTACCGCCAGCTTGTACGCTTTATAGTCTTGCAACGACAATGGTACACCCTGCTCCTGCTGCGCTTCGTACATACCCACAACCATACGGGATTGCACCAGCTCTCGCTTATGCCTGCTAGTAAACTTTTTTTGTTCATAGGTATCATCGCGCTTCACAATACCGAGACTTTCCAATTCTCGCATTATCTCAGTAAATTCACAGCCTTGGCGGCAATGATAAAGCACTGGCTTATATCTGCCCTCTTTCAAATGAAAACGATCATTACCACCACACACAGGGCATGGGCCTTTGTACTCCCGACCCATACGCTTTAGACCTAATTGCTCTGCTTGCCATTCGATATTATTATTCATTATGCTGCTCTCCTTTTACTGTTTTTAATATTCTGACTAGTGATAAACTTCTTAGTTTCGTCACTGATACCGCTATTAATTGAGTGTGGCTTTATCTTATTAGGCCAGACTGAATATCTCTCCCTATATTTGTGTCTTGCCCATCCATAACTATACCCCTTAATGGATGCGTATGCCATTAGCTCTGACAAGAATTGTGCTTTATGCTCTGGCGTATCTGTGCGATTGCGCTTGGCACTAGCTTTTAGCTCCACTAGGATTTCGTCAGTAGTATCTAGCTGCTCTTTAATGGGTATCTCATAACCACAAGCACATCGCATGCCGACAAATTGCTGATAACATTGTGGACACTCTTTTACTTTTGGCTCTTTCTTTTCCTTGATTTGATTTTTCTCGTTAAATCGTTGCTTACCATCGTCAAGATGATCTGGGATTATATCTTCTACTGGGCCATGACGCTGAAAATTACCAGCATGATCTAGCAGCACAGAATGAGTTTTGCCATCAGCTATGCGCTGTATGCGTCCCCAGCGCTGCGCTAGTACAATTGTAGATTTGGTTGGAAATGCGTCTATTAAGCATTGCACCTTTGGCGCGTCATAACCAGTGTTCAGTAAACGCGAACACGACAAGATCATAAAGTCACCGCGATCATGGGCATCAAATAACACCTGTCGTTCATCTTCTGCCATATAACCATCTATGTGTTCTGCTGTAATCCCAGCCGCATTGAACTGGCGCACTAGCTCCTTAGAGTGCCGAATGGATGGCGTAAAGGCGATTGTCTGCATACCCTGCGCATGATGCAACCAGTTCTTAATAATGTCACCAGTTAGCTGCTCGTCGTTCTCAGTAGCCGTTGCTAGACTCTTGGGGTCATAATCACTACCACCCGTTGATAAAGCGCGTTTTTTAACACCATCTAAGTTAGCTTTAGCGCCCCCGTAGTATTTGATCGGACATAGGTAGCCCTGATCTAAAAGCTGGCGTGGGGTGATAGGTAAAATTAAATCATCGTAATACTTACCCAGACCTTTGCTGTAAGGCGTGGCAGATAAGCCAATAAAAGGAATATTATTATACTTCTTCATAATCTCTATAAGAGACTTATAGTTTGTATGGCACTCATCAACAATAGCTATATCAAAATCAGGCAATTTATCTCTACGTGCCAAAGTGTGAATAGACGCAACCTGTATAGGAGCATGGTACTTTTTTAATTCGTGATTGCCTTGGATAACACCAATGTCTAATCCGTGATTAGTAAATGACTCAATTGATTGTTGTACCAACTTGATACGGTCACAGATAAAAATACCGCGCTTACCTTTTTTAGCTGCT